TTCGGTAAATCCTGATATGGTTAAAGTTAACCCATCAGATAACCAAGTTAGCCAAACCTTCTGCGTACCGTCTTGCAATGTCTGAACTAGCCTATTGAAAAGATGATCGACGGCTATTTCGGTTGGGAATACGTCACCCCTTGTAACTATTGTATTTGTAACGTTGTAATAGTTGCCGTCTAAAGGGTTGTAATAACCGCCTGTTAAGCCTGTTATCATGTATTTGTTCCCGAACACGTTGTCATAAAGTAATAGGTAATTACTTCCGTTCTGTAATCGTTGGCATATCCCATTACTCGGCTGAACCAATGCAAGTAATTTATTATTGTCTTTTCTCCAAGTTGGATCGCCATCACCATAGCTAACTACTTGCCCCGTATATCTAGCTTCTTGGTAAATCAATTCATTAGGGCATACGATAACATTAGGCACGGTTATAATAGCACTACCACCACTCGGTATTGTTCCGCTTGATATTGGTGTGCCATTTTCATATTCTACTTCGTAGGATGCGGCTGCGCACGGAATAATTGGACATTCAAATGAATAATTGAACGGTACATTAGAAGGGACTGCCACTTGATCTACTCCGTTTATTTGATTCGTTATATCTGCAGATATGAATGATTGACCGCTTGCAATAACTTCAATAAAGGTATCGTTCGAATTTTTATAAGTTGCAGGAGGGCAGGTAGGTATTACAACTAGTCCGCTGTCAAAGTCGTAAGTAGGAAGCAAGGTGTATAAATCGCAAATACCGTGACGCTTCTTTACTTTTAAAGTAAATGAGGAAATCCATCCGAATGCTTTATCCAGTCCTTTTTGGTTTGCCGGTACGCAATTGATTTGCCCATTTATCTTGCTGAACTCTTGCCATCTATTCGAGTATCGCATTGTTTCCTCAAGGTCATTTAAGATTTGGCGAGTGTCAGACATTATGCGTGTTCGGTTCGGTTCGTTATCTGACACCCAATCCAGAACCATTATCTCGAAGTTGTAATTGATATACCAAACTTCGGAAGGCGCCGCCGTCACATTAACAACAAAGGCAGGGTAATTACGCTCGACCTCCATTTGCAACTGTAAGAACTTACCATACCCGAAGAAAGTTAGATTCATTCCGTGCGCATCCGACCAAGTTTTAAGCTCGGCTATAACTCGGTTTAATGTAAAGTCAGCATTTATCATTTCGTTTTCTTTTTTGCAGCCGTTACAGCCTGCCTAACCTTTTCAGCTGCTTGCTTTACTTTTGCTTTTGTTGTCTCGCTAGCCATATTAAAAAACTCCTAACGCATCAAAATAGTTGTTGTCATTTTTTGCGCTCGGACTCATTGTGGACCGCAATTCACTTGCAACGGGGTAATTCCTTAATTCGGGCACATCATTAGAATTATCACAAATCCAAGCCCTTAGTTTTTTTTCATACTGCTTTGCATCTTTGATGATCTCGCTTCTTAGGTCGTTGTTAGCATTTTGGTCATTGCTCTCGATATTCTCATCTCGATTGTGACCTGTCGTCTTATTAGTAATTTGGTAGGTAGTGTGCCAAGTTGCCTTATAATCACAGTAAGCTATCATTGTAGGTATGATATGATTCTCCAAAACATCTTTATACAGGCCTGTTACCGTACCTGCCTTAATAAGCTCAACTAACTTATTGTAAAGTATAGTGCCAATTATCGGCTCAATTCTATTGCGCTGAACAGCTTTAATTATCGGCTTGAGTTTCTTTTGGTCGGTGTTTACGTCGGTGAACCCGTACTCTCCCCAAACTTTAGGAGTTAAGAAATAAGTTATATCTAATGCTTCCATTTGGTTAATTGTTAAATGTAACTACTTGATACCATTCGTGACGGCAACCTGGTTCATTCTTTCCTGAATTTCGATTATGATACCATCCTCCACGATACGCGAATACATCATATCCCTCAACCCCGCTTATCATTGCAATATCTTCGCGCGTGTAAAGCCTGTTCAAATCAATCAACTCTGTGCAGAAAGGACGACTCTCGCCGCCCGAAACAAGTAGTGGAGCGTTCGGTCTAAGTCGGTACTCGTACATCACCTTTAAGCTCGTCACGTCATTAATAGCTATCTGCCTATTGCCCTCGGTGGTTACAACTCCATCCTTAGTAATTAATGCTTTCGCTATTAATTCAGCGTAGATATTTGCTAGTTCGTTCGCTGAAATATCCAAAGCTTTACGGATAGCGTTGAATCCTTGCTCATCTTTTATTAGCTCTAAAGCTCGCTGTGTGTTGTCGTTTAGCTCTTCGAAAGCTAATTTTTTAAAGCATTCGGAATCGCTTAAATCCGTACCTGCAAAGGATTCCAATACATTAAATTTATCTCGGCTTTGTCCACACTTTTTTAATCTTTCAAAAATGACATCTTTTTTTTTGTGTTCCAATTTTTCGCGCTCGATAATAAATGCGGGTTTCTCCTGCTCCTGTGGTAAATTCAATTGAACCTCTCCAAAAGAAACCGAACCTGTAATTCCTACAATATCATTCATTATCCAATTGACAACTGAAATAATTGCATCACGTCGAGCGGTGAAGTAGTTGGCTTGCATAATTGCGTAACCAATTTCCAACTCACTTGCATTGAATGAACCATCGGCTTTAACACCAAATAATGCTGGGACAACTACCTGATGGGCATGAATAATTGAATCCTCCGCCCCTTTCTTTGCGTTGACATATCGGTCCGCTAGGTTATTTCCTTGCAAACCTAATATTGTCGGCTTTTGATCTTGGCCATTGCCATAAATAACCATTGAACGTCCAGCTTGCAATGCGCCTGTGGTGCTGTCGGTTAAGTCTTGTTCTAAGTCTTTTTTGTCTTTTGGATCAGAAATCTTACCACCCGCCAAATAGATCATTGTGCCTAAGGAAAATCCGTTGTGTATCTCGGAATTATTGTAAATACCTATCTGAATAAGCGTATCTATCGCTGTGATCGCTCCCGCATACGGAGGGGAAGGATAGAAGCCAATATTTATCTTCTTTCCTGTTTGATCTAGCGACTGGCCACTATCTTCTGTGTGCATTACATAGCACTTATCTTGCTCTAGGTTCTTAGCGTCAAACGGCGATAACACTTCAACCGCAACCTTATCGTCGCTCCAATTGTCGGAGATACAAATATTACCTGTTGCATACGCCTGCTGGTTATCATTATATGCAACTTGGATGCGTGCCTTTTCAAATGAGATTGCTTCTAGCTTGCGATACATTTTTTTACCTACAACAGTAAAAAGTACACGAAAAATGAAAATATTCGCAACCTCGTAATCCATTGCCACATCTGAAACTAATCCCTCTAGGTTTTTGTCTCTGTGGTTTTGCTTTCTATTTTTGAAAAACTCCTCGTATCTTGCAGCTTCCGCACCCTCATAAATCAAACCGCCTGAAATAATAAAATGTCTTTTTGATTTCAATATTCCTGAATGAATTGGATTTGCTTCTTTTAGGTAGTTCAAGTAATAACCGTAGTCATTGCGCTTGCCCCACTCGATAATATTAAGCTTCCTGTTATCAACTTCAATTGGAACAGGAATGTTTGACTTTTTAGTTGTCAAAAATTGAACCTGCGTGCCTATCGGCTTATCCGTTGTATTCGTAATCCTGCGAGGCTGTCGGTTCATATGAGTCGTTTAAATCAAAGTTAGTAATTATTCGCATATCTCCGAAAGTTAAGCGAGGCATATTTTCAAAATCAGTCTGTCCGGACGTTGTTGATTGATACAAGAACCATTCGTAATCTCCCGAAGTCAAACCTAAATTATTCGGTAAATCCAAAAGGAATTGGCTAAATCTGCGGTTGTCAGGAATCTGATCGGTGAGCTCAATAAGGTTCTCGACCTGAGTCATTTTGTTTTTAAATCTCCAAAGATAAATTGGATCCGTAATAGTCACCGAATCAGCACATACCACATCAAGCTTGTTGATTGTATTAAGATTCAACCTTAACATCTTTTACCGATTTTACAGGTTTAATTTTCTTAACAGCTGGCTTATTCAATAGATCAATCCTCCCGCATTTCTTGATAATGGACAAATGCTTTTCTGTGATCTTTGTCCATCCTAATTTAGGCAAAAAGACAATTGAACCTATAAATTCTTTCTTTACGCTTTCCATATTTTTTGAATAAAAAAAGGGGAAGGAATTACCCAACCCCTTTTGGTTTTTAAATGTGATTATTTTGGCTACGAAGTTGGAACCAATAAAGCAAGAACCAATGCTTCGTCAATATTCAACGCTCTTGTCAATTCTTTACCTTCGAAGTTTAAAGTGTGTCCTCTTAAATCCTCATAGTTTTGACCAGTTGAAGATTCCGAAGTGGTAGTTGTCATTCCGTTCAAGAATCCAAACGCTTTCCACTTAGCGTCATTGCCTGATGGCGTTGAGTATTTGACAAAGAAAACTAAGCCAGTTGACTTTGCACTATTCTCATCAAGAGCCGCAACAATGTCGCTGTCAACTTTAAAGATGACAAGTCCTGTATGAGTTCTAAACACCGAATTGTTTGCTCGGTTGCCCGTTCCATTATCGGAAAACATTGCGCTTTCCATGTCAGGTGTCCATTGGTACGATTCAAAGGTATCCGTCATTTCAACTGCTGTAATTTCACGACCTGTGATAACTACCGAAGCTTTGTTTATCTTACATAATTCCGCAACAACAACACTCTCAACCCCTCCGTTTTCACGCTCGCAAGCTTTTGTATAATCCGTTAAAGTTATCATAATTTTTTTTATATTTTAGAGTGAATAAATAGGAGGTGAATTGCTCACCTCCCTTTAACTATGATGCCGTTAATTCTAATCTCGTAAACGTTTCAGGAAACACATAAGCGATACCCGTTCTCCATTTGACAGAGAATCTTAACAGTTCGTCAAACTCGCTGTATTTCCATTGGAAACCTGAGATGTCGTCTGTCAAATCGGTTCCATAGAACATATATCCATGAGGTGCGCCAAACATTGATTCCGTACCATCCAATTGAACTATTGAACGAAATGTGATATTTGTAGTTGGTAGGATGAATGTAATTGATCCATCCGCTTCTGTTACAGGAATAAAGGCATTGTAATCCTTAGTTGCGTAGATGTTGTTGATGATCTTCTGCGCTGTCTCGTAGCCAACCAATACCTCAAGCTTAATTGTTTCCTTGTGACGTTTGACTTTTGTAGGTATAGCCGCAACAAATGCCTGTGCAATTGCGAACGCATTGGAATCAGTGATAGATGTTTCAGTTGACGTGTAAACCTCAAGGTCTGCGTCGTTATCCCAGCGTTTCTTGAACCCGTCATAGTAAACCAAGTTACCGTCCAAAGAGGTCGTATCACCATTGATGATAAGGTTCTCGTCAAGCTCTTGCGCTCTTTGTTGGTAATAAACCAATAAGGCAGCTGCAAAAGTTGGAGGCGTTTCATCTTGAACGTTTGCACCGATAGCGTTCATCATCTGCGCCCAAGTACCGTTAAGATTCTCATTGCAATACTCTTCTTGGATTTTAACGCGAACCGTTGTGATTATTTCGTCTGTCAGAATCATTCCGCCTTCCGCTGTCCATCCGCAAGACGCTGCACTTTGCAAAGAAGGCGTTGAACTAATTAATTTAATTGGTTCGCTGCCTTTCACATTTGGCATGATATTAATTCTTGATTTGATGTTACCCTCGTTTACAAAGTCGGTTAGGACGTTTTGCGATTCGTCGTTAACGAATGCTTCTAAATCGTCAACATCATAATCGAATGTTTGTTTGCCGAATACCGCCTTGAAAACGCCTTTCGCAAATTTGAATTGTCCGAATTTAAATTTCATTTTTGTATCTTTAAATATTAATTACTTACCTCTTAGAGATGCATAGCCGCCATCTCCTTTTGCGGGTGTTGTTTTTGCTGGCTTCTTTTCAGCTAATTTCTCCAATGCTTCGGTCAAATCATCAATAGCCGAAGCCATTGTTCTCATGTCTCGCTCTTGATTTGAGAACTTTTCCTCATAGTGCGCCTTCATTGCTACCATTGCTTGCTCCATCTCTTCTGTGTCGTCTGCTGTCACCTCTTCCATTGCTGAAAGAATACCGTTCTCATCAACACTTAGAATCCACATCACCCCATCAACATCAACTGTCATATCTCCCTCAGGAGCTAATACTGGATCGCCTTCTGCTGGAATTACAAATACAGATGTCTCGCCAACTGTCAAGTCACCATCCCATTGGATTGTGTCACCATCCGAATTTACCGCTTCGGCGTACTTTTTTTTCTTGTCATAGGTTGCGAGAACAACCGCAGCACCAAAGAGTCTAGCCATCAAGCCTACTTTCTTATTCATGTTATTTATTTTTGGTTTATTATTTACAAATTTAACGGGTAGCTCTTTGAACCATCCCTCAAGCGAAAACCCTGTACCGTTATTTTTAACGAACTCCCAAGATTTTTTGCCCTCAATCCAATATGAGAATATTAAACTACCTGGTTGCAAGTTTTGCCCTGCGAACGCTTCGGGAATATTTTTCTTATTATCCCAAACGAAATAAGATTCTAGCAAATACGCATCCTTCACCTTTTGGTTTTGGTCGTGCATAAGGTTCACGTTGTTGTGGTAACCTTTCTTAGCGAACATCTTCATAATCTCGAAAACATCCGCCTTTGTCAGGTACACATTGTATTCGTAGCCGTCGGGATCTCTTCGATAAATCATTAAGTCGGTTGCGATTGCTACACCTGTGACAACTTGCTTTTCACCGTCGAATACTTGTTTGACCTGAACAGCTTTGGGCGCCTTAGCCATTGTGGCCCATTTCTTACCGTGCGCAGGAGTATCGACAAGCCCCATAAAGTCCATGCCTTCGGTCTCGTGGTCAATTATCAATCTGTAAACGGGTAGTCTCATACATAGGTAAGAGAAATTAAATAAAGATTTGTCAGTTTTTTGTTGTGGTATTTGTATTATTATTATTATATTTGTGGCTCAAGTGACGTGGAAATCACAAAAATTTATTTACAACACTCCATTGAAGAATGCCTTTCCACGTGGCTACTTTGATGGGGTGTTTTTTAAATAAAAAACATGGCCAAAGAATTACCATATTTTAAATTCGAACCTAACCAATGGGAGAATGGCAATATTCAGATTTGCAGTAGAGAGCTTAAAGGGTTATTTATTGATCTGTGCGCTATGTATTGGTCAAGGTTCGGAAGCGTGCCATTTAAGTTAGCCGTTCAAAAATTATGCGCTGGCAATGCGACCGCATTAAATTCGCTTTGCGAAGAAAATATAATCGCACTAATTGACGGTGAAATATTTATTGAATTTCTTGACGAACAGCTAAATGAATTTGAGAATACAAGTAAACAAAACTCAAAAAACGCCAGAGAAGGTTGGGAAAAACGCAGGCAGGCAAAGGTTTCAAGCGGTCGCAATGCGATCGCATCAAATCCGCAATGCGAAAGTGATGCCATAAGAGAAGAGAAGAGAAGAGAAGAGAAGATAAGAGAAGATAAGATAAAAGAAGAGGAGA